CTCCACGGTCACCTCCGGGTCGGGGGGCGGGAGGATTGGAATCCGAACTCGCGGTGCTTGCGGTGGTGCCCGTCGAAGCGGTCCTGCACGGCCTCACGGGACCGGTCGCGGCCGCCGGACATGCACGTCGACCAGCCGCAGGACCACCGCCACCAGCCGTCGTCGTCCCTCCAGATGAGGGCCCGCCTCACCCGTCCCGGAGGGCAGCGACCACGGCACGCAGCTCGTCGCGGTCGTCCACCTCGCCGTCCTCGTCGTCGGCGACGTCCGGCGGGGCCAGGAACGCCGGGAAGAGGGCGCCTGCGGCGTGGGTGTCGCGGGCGTCGCGGCGGCCGGTGGCGAGCGCGCCGGGGCGGCGGCGCCGCTCAGCGGCGGCGGTGTCGAGCACCGTCGACCTCCTTCGGGATCAGGGGGAACACGTCAGCGGCCCGGAGCGGATGCCCCGGCCCCTCCTCGGGGGCCGGGACGTCCTCCTCCGGGTCAAGCGGCGCGGTCACGGCTGGTGGGCAGCTCGTTCATCGCCTCGCGGACGCGACGCCGGTAGGTGGGCCAGGACTCGCGGACCGGGCGGCGGGGCCGCTCGTGCTCCTTCGTGGCCTTCCCAGGCGGCGGCGGGGTCTTCTTCCCCTTCGCTGGGGCCTTGCCCGTGTCGGCGGCCGCGGGGTCGATGGGCTCGCCTTCGCCGTCGGGAGGCACCTGGCCGGCCGGGTCCTGGCCGGCGAAACCGGCGAGCGCCGCCGGGACGGGCTGCGGCTCAGACTTGAGGAGCTTGAACGGGGTGTGCTCGTCGCCGGGCTCGTCGGGCTCGAACGCGGTGCCCTGCACGACCTTCGCGATGTTCGCCTTGACGTAGGCGTCCATGTCGCGCCAAGCGATGATGCCGGAGCGGTCCACGATGATCGCCTGGTCGCCGCCGTCGACGGCGGGCTCCCCGATGTCGGTGCGGCCCTTGTTCAGGGTCCACAGACCCGACCGGATCCGCATGTCGCGGATCTTCTCCACCGTCTCGGAGTCACGCATGTCGACGTCGTTGAAGCGGAGCGCCCAGCCCTCGACGCCGAACGCGGACAGCAGGACGTAGTTCAGCTTCTCGAGCACGAGGGCCGCGATCGGCTGGCACGTGTTGATCAGGAAGGACTTGCGCTGTGCCTCACCGGTGCCGCCGCCCAGGTTTCCGGACTCGATGATGCCGACCTCGGCCGGGGGCACCCCGTAGGTGGAGACGATCTCGTCGCGGGCCTGGTCGCGGGTATGCAGGATCTCGTCGATGCGGGAGTTCTGCAGCTCCGTGACGGTGCCGCCGCCCTTGGTCATGACCGGTCGCCCGATGTTCTTCGGGCCGACGTTGCGGGTCATGTACTGGTCGATCCACTTCTGCTGGTCCGTCGGGCTGGTGGCGGCAGGGTGATCGACGTGCAGGTTCGGCGGGAGGCCCTTCCTGAACAGTTCCTGCAGGGTTGCCGAGGCGAACAGCCAGATCTTGATCGGGAGGAGCGCGGCGAACGTGGGGGAGACACCGAAGATCCCGGACCGGGGCGCGTCCAGCGAGATGTGGATGACCTCGCGTGGCTCGAAGCGCGCGGTGAGCCCGTTCGGGGTCTTCTGGACGTACCCGGTGATGTTGCCGTGGACGTCCGCGAGCGGCGTCGTCGACGGGCAGTCCAGCGAGTACAGGGCCACCGGGATCCCGGCCGCCCACACGATCTCGATGTAGGCGTCGCCGAAGACGAGGAGGTCGGCGATCGCGGAGCGGAGCAGCTGGATCATGTCCTCGCGGGCGTTGCACCACTTCAGGAGGCGCTCGCATTCGAGGACCTGACGGGGCTTCGCCGGCGCTTCCTTGTCGCCCTCGCCGTCGTCGTTGGCCCAGGCGAACGACAGGCCGCCACCGGTGATGGTCTTCGACGTCGCGTTCACCGCGGCCCAGCTCCACGGGCACGCGAGGAAGGCGTCGTACATGTCGGTCATCAGGGTCGCGCGGTCGTCGCCACCGGTGTCGGCGTTCGCGTTCCGCTCGTTCAGTCCCTGAGCGGGGATGCCGGGCTCGAAGCCCTGCCTGAGCACCATCTTCGGCGGCGCGGGCGTCGGCGTGGCCTTCGCCTCGGTGATCGGTGTGGACTCCGACAGCGCGGTCCGGGCCCAGCTAGTAAGCCGACTCATCGACGATGACCACCTTTCCGCGGAGGCCCGCGTGCGATGTGACGACGGGGGTGTTGCCGTCCGCATCCGGGAGGACGACGAAGCGGCCGCCCGGGAGGGGCTGGCCGAGGTGCTCCGGCATGCCCTGCAGGCGGGGCGGAGCGTTCGGATCCGGGTCGGGCTCGAGGTAGAACTCGGCGCGCCCGCCGATGGCCATCAGCATGTAGCGGAGACCGTCGTATTCGTGGTCCTCGGCGTGGGTGTCGACGTCCTCCGGGTGGCGGGGGTCGTACGGCAGGTTCGGCAGGGTCCGGACGAGCTCGGGGGCGGTGCCCTGCAGGACGTGCAGCATTGGGCAGGTCTCCCAGCCGAGGCCGCGGTGGTAGCGGCACCCCGGGCCGTCGGCCAGGTAGGAGTGGACGCGCTGCTTACCGGTGAGCCGGTCGTTGTTGGCCGGTTCGAGGACGACGCCCTCGGCGGCGTACTGGTCGGCGACGGAGAGGGCCTCACCGGAGCGCTGCCACATCGCGGGGTCGGCGGCGCGGGCGCCGACGATCTCGTCGGCTGCTTCGGCGGCGAGGATCATGCGGGCCTGGTCGCGCTCGACGACCTTCGTCTTGGCCAGCTCGCGGTAGATCCAGACTCGGCCGTCCTCGTCCTGCGCTCCCCAGAGGACAGCCCAGGGCGCGGACCAGCCGTAGTCGATGCCGTTGTAGCGGCGCCACGATGGCGGGACAGCGAATCTGGGGACGATGTGCCGGTCCACGTTCCACTCCTCGAAGACCTGACCGGAGAACGCCGTCCAGGAGCCGTCGCGGAACGCCGCGCGCATGGCCTCGGGGAGTGCGTCGAGGTCGTTGGCGTACTCGGCGTTGATGTGCGGGTTGTCGGAGAGCTTCGACGGGATGAACCTGACGGTCCGCTTCCGCTTGTCGATGATGATCTTTTCGCCGCCGTCGGTGGCGTCGACGTAGCGGCGCTTCACGTCGCCGTGCCCGATGCCGCCGGGGTTGGTGCCGGACCGGATGCCGAGGACGGGGACCTCCGCGCGGCCGGACCGCAGCCGGGACTCCAGGAAGTTGCACACGTCGGGCGGGGTCAGGGTGCGCTCGTCGAACAGGAGGAGCTGGTACTGGCCACCCTGGCGCCGGCTGGCGTCGACCAGGGTTTCGGCGTACCGGAACATGATCCGGGAGCCGTTGGCGAAGGTCAGGTTGTACTTCGAGCCGTGCCAGTGCGCGCCGAGGGCCTTCGCGAACCCGAAGTTCGACAGCTCGGCGAGCATCGACTCTTCCAGCTCCGAGTAGGTGCGCCGGAACGCGCCGACGCGGATCCCGGGGTACCGGACGCACGCCCGGATGCCCTCCATGACGAGGGCGACGGTTTTCCCGCCACCGGCCGCGCCGCCGTACAGGACGTCGAACTCGGTGGCCTCGTGGAACAGCTTCTGCCGCTCGGTCGGCACGTACTCGAGCTCGGCGAACACGTCGAGCTGGGACAGCTTGATCTGGGCGCGGCGCTGCTTCTCGACCTGCAGCGCTTGGAGCTGGCGGAGCCGCTGCAGCTTGATCGGGCCGAGGGTGGAGACGACCACCGCGCCACCACCTCCGGCTCAGTCGTCGGAGGCCAGCTCCTCGGTGAGTTGGCGGATCTGCGCGTCGAGGGCGTCGAGGGTGAGCAGCTCGTGCCGCTGCGGGGCGGACAGGCCCATGATCTTGCAGATGTCCATGACGGTCTTCCGGACGACCTCGGCGGAGGTGGTGTCGCCGCGGATGGCCTGGGGCCACATGGCGGCGATGACGCGTTCGAGGCGGGCGAGCTGGATGCTGCGGAACACCTCGACGGCGTTGCCTTCGGCGGCGATGTGCTTCTCCATCGCGCGGGTGACGTCCGTGCAGGCGGCGCCTCGGGAGGCGTAGCCGAGCTGGTCGGCGATGGCCTGCCAGTCCATGCCTGCGATCTTCAGGGTGATCGCTCGGGTGCGGCGCTCGGCGGTTTTCGCGCGCTGCGCCTTGCTGGCACCTGTCATCGGCCCTCCCGGGGTGGTGCTGCCCGGGAGGGCCGCGAGGTCAGCCCGCGGGGACGCGGGTCATGGACAGGGTGTCGAGGTAGGTGCGGTCGGTCGTCTCGGGGCGCCAGAGGCCGTCGGGCCAGAGCCCGGCGAGGATGCCGGCGCGGATCCGGCCGAACGCTTCCCGCTGGTCGAGCGGGGGCGGCTGCCAGCCTTCGGCGATGCGGCGCTGGTATTCGGCCCAGATGGCGCGGTGCCGGAAGCGGCAGTGCAGGACGAGGTGGCAGGTGATGCAGAGCGGGACGTAGGTCTCGGGGCGGTCGTAGTTCTCCAGGTGGCCGTGGAGTGCGCCCTGGGTCTGGGCGCACGCGGCGCAGAGGGAGGGTCGCGGCCAGGCCGGATCTCCTGAGGCCCATTGCTGGTTGAGGTATCGCTGGACCGACTCCCGCTGTGCGGGGGAGTGGCCGTTGTACCAGGACAGGCCCACGTTCGTAGCCTCCTTACGTAGCAGTACCGGTAAACCGTACCACCCGTGAAGAGGTTGGTCGGGGAGCGACACGCCCGGCAATTTTCAGTATTGACTCCCCGTGGTGCACAGGGTACGTTTTAGAGGTACCACCCCATGAACGAAGGAGCACCCGATGACCACCCCGACGCCCTCCACCACCTTCACCCTCGCCGAGCTCGCCGCACGCCTCGGCGGCTCCGTCGAGGTCGCCGAGGCCGAGATCCGCGGCGTGATCGCCATGGCCGCCCTCCTGGCCCCCGGCAAGCGCCCGATCGCGACCATCGTGGGCACCGGCCCCGACGCGCTCGTGAAGATGGACGACGGCGCGGCCGCCGCGTTCCGCGCCGCCCGCGGCCTCTGACCCGCCTGGCCCGCCCCGCCCGGGGCGGGCCTCGCCCTCACCACCCCGAGGAGCACCCGATGACCGCACCTGACCCCCGCCGCGAAGCCGTCCGCGAAGCCATCCTCCGAGGCGCGACCGCCCAGGGCGTCACCCCGAGCGACATGGCCCAGTTCCTGCTCACCTACGGCACCCCGAACGACAACTGGTGCCACGCGCTGCTCACCTGCTACGGCCACATGGACCCGAACACCCCGCAGGAGGGCCTCCGCGACCTGGTGAAGTCGCTGCAGCAGGAAGCACGCCGCGCCGCCCGCGCCCTCGCCCGCGACGTCTTCCGCCCCGTCCCCGACACCCCCGCCGAGCTCCTCGCCCTCGGCGAGTAGCCCCCACGCCCCGACGGCCCCCTCAGCGCCGCTGAGAGGGCCGTCAGCGCGTCAGGCCCGCGGCACGAGGTGGGGACTGGTCAGAGGGCGACACGCCCGGCAGTTTTCAGTATTGACTTCCCGTGGTGCACGGGGTACGTTTTAGAGGTACCACCCCACGAACGAAGGAGCACCCGATGACCACCATGATCCCGATGCCCGAGCGGACCGGCCACCCCAACGGAGAGATCGTCCACAAGGGCTGCCGCTTCCGCACGAACTCCCACAGCTCGCTCGCCAAGCACATCGCCAACGAGCCTTGCCGCGCACGCAAGGCTGGACCACTGACCGTGCCCGCTGAGCTGCCGCGCACGCAGTTCGACGCGTTCCTGGCGTTCCTGCCGTACGCGTTCCGCGCCATCGACATCGACACGGGCTGCCAGCTCGACACTGCGATCTTCCACTTCGTCCGCCCGACCACTGAGCAGGTCGATGTGCTCGCAGAGTTCGACCCGAGCCACGAGTGGAGCGCTGAGAAGATCCAGGGCTGCCTCGCGCTCTACCTTCGTCAGGGCCTGGGCCAGGAGCTGGTGTTCACCGCCTGACCCGCGCGACCTGACAGCCCCCTCAGCACCCGCTGAGGGGGCCGTCAGCGCGTCAGGCCCGCGGCACGAGGTGGTAGAGAGGGCCCCGCCAGCACAGCACCCGCCAGGACTCCGCCAGCGCGTTCACCTCCGCGCTCGCCTCACCCAGCGGGTGCGTCGTCCGCTTCGAGTGCGCGCGCCCTTCGAGGAGCACGTTCCGCACCCCGCACTCGGCGAGGAGACGCCCGAGCGCCGAGAGCCCCTCAGCGCCGTCCAGGCTGTCCCACAGCTCCGGGAACGCTCGCCTGGCCACCACCGTGCGGATCGGGTCGTGGC